AACTGCACAGTCTAAATCTATTCTCAGGAAGAATACTCGTATTCTTCCTTTAGGAGATTTATATAAGATTGTTATTGACGGTGCTTTAAATAAGATCAGGACCCATGAAAGGTTTATTCATTATAATAAGTTTAATATAGAAAAGATGACCAATAGAGGGTTATTTAATCTCTTTATCCCTGTTTACCTTGGTGGGTGTGGTTTTTACTTACATCCCGAGATTGAACCTACCATACATTTCACTAATTTTCAATTAAGGTTTGCAACCTTTTTTCTTCATCATTTCAATGCAGAGCTTTCTGTTGGTATTTATCCAAAGAAATTTATGTTTGCAATGATTGAAGAAAGAGATCCTTTATCTCTTGAAAATTCTGTGATTTTGTATCATGGTCAGAAGGTTTTATCTTTATCGAACTCTATAGCTCCCTTCAAAAAAGGCTTTTCTATATTTTACGGTTATGATAAGTTCACAATGCTTGCATTGTCCCACGAAAATTCCAGTGAGACTCGCGAACTTAAATATAGATTACCCTCTAAGTCCTTAATGAAAGATTTTAACAAGGCAATGGAGGATTATGAGAAAGATCCAAGTGTTTCTTTTTTCATGACAGAATTGATGAATCGTAATGACCTACTGTCTTTTCCTTTAACTCCTCAAATTTTGGAGTTTAAAGATGAAAACTTTTATATTCCTTATATACCCGAAGAGTCGATTGTAATCGACTCTTTGGTTATATAGTTTATATAGAAGGAGGATTCCTGCAGAGGAATTAAAAGATACTAGTGGGTCTTTAGTTTAATAGTCCAAAACGGTGTACAGTAATCGTACTTAATACTTCCGTGCTAAATTTGTTTTAACAATAAATGCCGACAGACTACACGGACTTAAGCGAGATTTGTTTCTCGTCTTACTAAAGATGTATAGTCGCTCTAATTGTTTGGAGGGGTCCACGGACACAAACAATAAATGATAAAAACTACCACTTATCGTCCACGCCGAGTTACCAAAGTTGTAACTACGAAACGCGACATAAAAGGATCCAGAAATTCTGGTCAAACTAAGAAGAAGAAGAGAAATAGAAAGAGAAAGGTCTCACACAATAAGAGATTAGTAGCTGAGATGCATGATGAAGTTATGCTTGTTGCAAACCCATGTCATGGTCCTATCTCCCGAACTGTCGGGAGTGGGGCTATAACAGAAAGGGTTCGCGATACAATATCTTTGCCTGCTGTTGCTACTGATGTGTGTGGTTACGCCGTGTGGTTTCCTTCTTACCACAACGGGGGACAAATATATAACACATCAAATATATTGGTTTTTGAAAGTGCAACAAGTAATGTTGTACCTACGAATACTACTGCCAATCCTTTAGGGATGACTAGTATTCCGACTACAGGATATGCTTACGCAGATCCTGCTTTCAATCCAATTATATCCTCCGTGTTTTCTAGAGGAAAGACTCATTCAGCTTGTTTACAAGTTGATTATGTTGGTCAATTGTCTGCAGTTTCAGGGCAGGTTGCTCTTATTAAGAATTTACCACTTCGTGGTTTATTTTCAAATAAGTCAACTACTGTCTTGGCTGCTCCAACTGTTGACACTCTCTTTGCTTTCGCTGCAGAGAGAGAACG